TACCTCATCAAGACCTGGAAATGTTGGCATACCGACTGTGGTAACAACTTGGCCAGTTTTCTCATCACGAGCAACTGACATTTCCCAACCGGCAAACTTTGAATGGTATTCCTCGGTGATAAGACCTTTGGCCATATCGAGGACTTCTGTGCGGATCTCATATCCGTTTTTGCTGAACTTAACTTCTGGCATTGTTGATGTTTTTAACATTTTATTTCCTTTATGTGTGTGTGTAAAATGTAATCACATTTGGTGACTACAAGTATATTTATAACACAAACCTACTAAAATGTCAATAGGCTTGTGGTTTTTTACCAATATTATATTTTGCAGTCAATTCCCAATCATACTTTTCTTTATGGGAAAGAATCTTAATCTGTGATAGGAATATAGGAGGTGGTGTTTCGGCCTTATCCTTGTTGACAATAGTTACCAAATCCCAATCTTGTAACAACTTCACGATGGCATTCCTACGAGATAAATCGTTCTCAGAAATATCTGTTGGTTTACCATCCAATGCAAACAACTCTTTGAAGTGGACAATTGCGTAATGTCCACGCTTATGTAAAATATGACACGATTGGTATAGTATTCTGTCTTTTTTGGATGCTACACCGATACGAGTAAGAGTTTCACGCACTTTGAGAAAATCATCTTTTTCATTGATTGTTACTTCAATGCCATAACCTAGAAAAATATCAACTTCACTCATTTTTTATCCTTATTATTTTTGTGAAATATTCTTTTGCTCAAATTATTTTTCCATGGCAACATTTGTAGATTATTTTTAGAAGCACAATCTTCAACGGATACACCAGAACAAAAACATTCCGAAACACTTTTTATGTGGTCTAATTGATAGCCACCATCAACCCCACATAAAGTCCTTGGGAATTTTTTAGGATTGATTTCGTTACTATATTTAGAATATTCCATTTCCGTCAAATAACGGACTTTTCTACAATATTTTTTATACTCATTGGTGTTGTAGTTTCGTTTAATGTTGAATTTCTTAAACCATTGATTTAATGAAGATATATTTTTAATCTGTAAGACTTGAATTATATCCTGGTTACTATAACCCCTGCTAACCATTTTTTGCAAAGTTTCTTCTTTTAAATCATATTTTCTATTATTACCGCCACCTTGTGTTCGCCTCATTAATCCAAAATGGTCTATCCATTTTCTAACTCTTAATTTATTACAACCATAATAGTCACCCAATTCTTGTTGGCTCAAGGTTTCATAAAGTTTAGAAAATTCTTCTTTATCTGGATATTGATTATATTTAATTTTATTCGTCATATTTGATCCTTTAAAGTATACCTATATTTATAATAATTATACTTTATAAAGAACTATTTTTTTACTCCACCCCTCTCCGTCTTATTCTTTATTTCTTCCAGTTGTTCAGTAGTAAGAATGCGAAGCGCTTCTTTAGCTTTTTCATTTGAATAACCAAAATAAACTTTTACACATTCCAAATCTTTATTAGAATCTATTTTTTGCCATGGCTGAAATTTTCTTTTCATTGAGCGAATAGTACCAAGAAGATATTGATATTGCATATCCACATCTAAACTGTTGTTTATGTTCATTTCATTGACATATAACACACAGTCCATGTGATAGGATAAGGCTCGGTTGATAAGAAAGGCTTTGTAATCCTTGTAATCTAGGTCATCACGGAATACGGACTTTTTCTTTTCCAGTATGGAAGGTAGAATTTCTTTGAATAAATCAGGCACTCACCGCCACCTTATTTTCTTCCGTAAGGTCAAAAATTTTATTAAGGTTATTGTTCATTTTATGATATTCATCGAACCATGTTGTTGCAGTAGTTTCCCAACCTCTACCAAATTGCATCTGTTTTTTATCTTGCATAAATTTTTCAATCCAATATAATGCAAAAGGTACAGTATCAGAAAAACCATTTGGTCGATTCCAAGAAGTTCCTTTAGAAGGAAATTTTTCATCTGTTTTCCACTCCAAACAGATGTGTGTTGCACCATCTTGTTCCGAAACTGTTGTGTCCATTTGTCGTTGGTCAATACGTTTGAAACATTCCATTAATTTCAGATTACTTAAACCATAACGCTTTAACGACATCAATGCAGCACAAACTAAAGCTTGATCCCAATTCCTAGGAGTTAAACAAATCTTATCAAAAACTTTTATTTCTTCGATAAATTCTTTAACTTCAAAAGGAAGATTTTCAGACTTGATATTTGGTTGATTATATTTGGCAGGATCTAATTTATAACAAGCATAATGTAAACCAGTTAAAAACTCTCCTTTAATTACCTTAGAACAATTAGGTTCAAAGTTATAAAGGCCAGACAAAATACCATATAGTTTTTCTTGATTACGTTCAGAAGAATCTGGATTGTCAAACATATTATAAATGTCACGAACTTCTTCTATGTTTTCTACAAAATATATTGTAGCATTAACATTGTTTGGAATCTTGTCAGTTAAATTATTAACCCAATAATACTTCCTTGTATTACCATTAACAATTGCTGTCCAACCTTTTTTGTATTTTTTTCCATAGTAAACACAATCTTTAACCAATTTTACTAAAGAAACTTCTAGGTGCGGAGCTTTTAAAACTCGCAGCATCTTTTTGACTTTTATTTTACTAGCTCGACCTTCGGTATTACGTTGCATAGGAACTTCAGGTAGTTGTAAAAAATCTTCAATGGACATTTGTTCCATTTTTACATTATTAAAATCAACCTTTTTTAATTTATTATCCACGACAGTAAAACTCATAATATTCTCCTTTATTTAAATTCACATTCGACCATGATTTCAGTTAAACAAGCAACCATGTTAATTTCATGGTCAGCAACAAAAGCTGCTTGATATTGATACTTTGCCAGTATTAAAACTAGCTGAGGAACCGATTGGGGTTTCAATACTTCATAAAGACCATCATAAAGTTTACGATAGATTTTTACCGGATCGTTGTCGAGATTTGAAGTAACCCACTTACGAGTTGATGCAAAGTCTTTATTTTTTAATGCGGAGATAAGGTCGCCAAGTTGAACATCAGCAACATTGGCAAGAATACCTTTATCAATCGAACCTGAAACGGCATAGCGTTGGAGTTCATTAAGAACCCTACGATTGTCAGGAAAGTGTTTCATGATAACAGCAGCAACTACATCTTTATCGTATTGAACTTTTTCTTGTTCAAGGATCCATTCTACTCGTTTAAAGAAAGCCGCAGCCATCTTTGCTTTAGAACCATTGATTTTAAAGTCAATAACGGAACAACGAGAGTGAATTGGATCGATGATACGGTTCTTAAAGTTACAAGTAAAGATAAAAGAACAGTTTGAGGAGAACTCCTCAATGGCACCACGCAATGCAGGTTGAGTTGAATTGGGATTTAAATAATCCGCTTCATCAATGATTACAACCTTTCGGCCGCCCGCAAGGCTAATTGACGAAGCGTAGTTTTTAATTTTATTGCGGAGAACATCAATACCAGATTCATCAGAGCCGTTGATAACAATATAGTCACAACCAACTTCATTGCAGAGGGCTTTAGCAATCGTTGTCTTGCCAACACCCGCCGTACCTGATAATAATAGATTCGGTATTTCTTTTCTAGCAACATATTCCAGAAATGTGGATTTGATTGCATCCGGTAGGATACAATCTTCCACTCTTTGTGGCCGATACCTCTCGGCCCATAATAATTGTTCCATCACATACTCCCATAATATAATATACTACTTATTTCACTTCACTAAGAACTTCGAATAGAGCTTCAAACTCTTTCTGTTCTGCAACTTCTGTGGAGAAGTTTTGTTTGTATTTCACCTTTGCCATTCTAGCAATAATCTTTTTGGGAATTTTAAAGTTATCAAATGCAACATCAATGATTTCTTTTTGTACCTGTTTCTCAAAATCAATTTTGGTTTGGGATACGTTGATTTCATCAATGGCCGACTTAATGGCCTTTAACTTTTCTTCATTGTATGTACCGTATAAGGTTGTAATTTCTGTTGCCATTATACCGCCGCCAATTGGCCCATAACAGTAATCAGAGATTCTTCAACAACAACAGCACCATTAACCACATTGATAACAGTCTTACCTTGAAGGTCGCCTTCAGCGGCTTCAAACACAGCAACAATGTTATCTGTGTTAAGCAGAATTACTGTATTTGATTTTGTTTCTGTAAATTTTAAAAACATTATTCACTCACTTTCGATTCTTTAGCTTCAAAGGCAATCCAATACTGAATATCTTCTTTGGTATTTTGAAAGTGTCCAATACCCTTAAAAGAAACCTGTACCGTGTAACTGCCAGGGATTAACTTAATGTTTTCTGTTTTGAAAACAATAGTATATTTTTTACCATTACCTTCACCAACTTGTGTTGAGTTTGTATGTGCTGAGTTATCATTAGCATCAAAGGTAATAATTTCAACTGCTTCTCCATCAGACCTTACACCAATATGTGGTGAAGAAAGAACAGAGGCCGCTTTCATAATGGAATCATAATCTTCGGCAGTTAAAGTGAGCTCACAATCAACAGAAGGCAGTGTAATTTCTTTATTAGGTGGAACAACAATCATATCTGGTGCAGTCATACGATAGTTTGTTTTCTTCTTGCCACTATTAAAGATAACATCAGAATCGGTAAAATCAAGTTCGGGATCTTTATTCAGATTATAAACCGATAAGAACTGATTTAAATCGTAGATACAAAACTCTTTTGGAAACTCATCACTAAGATTTGCTTGAGCAAGCACAGTTTTACTTGCCGAAACAGTAGTGAGTTTTTTGCCTTGTTTGAATTGAAGGCCTTGATTGATTGAAGAAAAGTTTTTCAATACGGTTAGTGTTTCATTTGACAGCTTCATTTTACTTCTCCATTATTTAAAGAATACATTATATCATGTTCATACAGAAACATCAAGCAGCACATAGCGTGAGCCAAGTGATGTATACCAGATTCGGGGTCTAATTGTTCACCTTCTTTCCAAGCCCATACATGGCGTTGAAGTGCATTAAAGTACCTGCGTTTTGAATTTGGTACCTTTTGCCAATTATCCCGCTCATATTTCTGAGCACCGAATGTTAATACTTTTACTACCTCTTTTAATGCTAGTGGTGGTAACAAACCATATTCTAATTTGCCGCCATCAAATTTACGACCTTTTTCCATTTCTGGATTTGCTGCAGCCCAAGTTTCTGGATAAGCTTTGGAATCGATTGGTGAAATACTGGAACCCATTGCTGCATCTTCATAACCAGGATGATAAGGTGCTTCTGAAACTAACTTATCAATTGTTTTTTCGGCTTCGGTTAATTCGGACATAACAAAGGTCGACATTACATTTCTCCAACATAATTAGCAACAGCTGGCATATCTCCCGAAAAGTGATAAGTGCCGATGTGTGATGTTTTCATCCATGGACAAAGGTAGATATCTCCACCAATTTTACGCCACATTTGACAGAACATATAATCTTCTGAAAGGTAACGGTCAGAACCACCACCAACGATTGAATCAACAGTATCAATAACTGTATCAAAGAAGGCATGAATGTATCGTGTGCCATCAAAGTTTGCTTGACCCACATGGTCAGGTTTATACCGAATAGTAGGATACGCTTCGGTCATTTTGGCAAACACTTCACGCTTAATCATCATGAAGCCAGTACCAATTTCTAATACTTGTAATGGTTCGGTAACGGAGAATTGTGCGGTGCCTTTAACAGGATTAAACACATAGTCACCAGTAACTTTTTCAAGTTGGCCGGCATCAATGTTTGGATTCTTTTGAACTGCTTTGATAACAGATTTCCATTTGATGGCTTTCTTAGGATAAGGACCACCAGAAACATCTTTGTCCATGGCCAGTAATGCAATTACATCTTGTGGATTGAAATGAATATCGGAATCAAGGAACAACATATGAGTGCAATCAGAACGGTGAATGAACTCGTCAGCAAGATAGTTTCTTGCTCGTGTAATTAGGGACTCATTAAACAGGAATGAGAATTTGATTTGGACGCCATACGCCATA